ATGCGTTTCACCTGTTTGTAGATAAATGGTTGTGTGGTGCCACTTAGCCAAACAAAATGTTGGGCTAATCTCATTCATTATAGGAATAAATTTTTTAATTCTGTTTAAATCGTCCACGAAACTGTTCCTTTAACCATTCAAAATCGTTTATCTTTCTTAAGATTTCGACATCATTTCTATTTGTATATCCGTATTCTCTACCTTGCTGAGCACCATCTAATGCATATTTGTCTATAGTTTCTGTACACCATATATCTAATCTATACTGTGTTTCTTCATCGACCTGGCCTGCAATACTTCTACTAGCTAATTTACTACATTCTCTAAATGCTGACTTCCAGCTGTTAAATGGATCTGTATTAAATTTAGTTATATTAGATATCTCAGGCATAGCTCTAAATCTTCCTGAAATACTAGTAGTCATATCCGGACTATCTTTTTTCATTTCTAGAGTTAATTTGGTTGGCAGTAACTTTATACCACCGTTACCGTATTCTAATCCGTTAACGGGATTTTTACTTCTCCAAACAAAAACAATATCTTGATCTACTTTTAAAACCTGATGATCAAAATTAAATTCATTCACAACTTCAGCATCAGCATCTACTACCCAAAACATAGGAGTGCTTACTAGTTTAGCTGCTTCTATATGTGCATTATGTATCCCTTTAACTCCGCTAATTCTATGTACAGGTCTGTTAACTTTATCTACTAGATGTTGATAGTGTTTATCTGCATAAGGTTCATAGTAGGATATAAACACAATATCAAATTCTTTTGGTTTGCTTACAATTATGTCTATTTCTTTTTTAACCTGAAAAAATCTTTTTTCTATTTCTCTGCGGGCATAGATTGTTTCTTTTGGAAACAAACAGACTCCGTCAAAACCTATTCCGTTTTTAAACACATGAACTACAAAATGATTGTAATTAGGAACCTGGTAATTAAAATCAAAATCTAATAATTCTATGTCATTCCATATAGCCCAGAACATAGGCGTTGTGCTATTCTTTGTCGCTTCTAGATAATCATTATAATTATTAATTTGAAATATATCGTATTTTTTAGGTTGACTAGCAACTATATCTATTTCTTTTTTATTAGCAAAAAATTTATGTTTAAATTCTTTAGAAGAGATTTTAATATGTTTGTTTATTAAACAAACACCGTCATTATATTCTCCGTTTTTGAAAACGTGAGTATACTGGTCGTCCCACTTAGTTGCTTTGTATGAATTTAGATTGAAATCGTTTAGTATAAAATCGTCTCTAATCAACCAGAATAAGTTTGTAAATGATTTCTTTTGTAGTTCTTCTATTGCTGTGTTTTTATCAAATTTCTGTGCGTTAGGATAAGTTGATTTTAAATCAACCCATTGTTTGCTCTCATCGCCGAGAAAAAAAATATCATACATTAGTTGGCATCTGATAATAGGTTAAACCTAAATTAATTGATTCATCATAAAGGTCTAATGTGTATTTGCTTTGTTCTGCATCAAGATAAGGCCAATGTAGTCCTAACTGTTGTTTAATCTTTTCTCCGAAATCTTTAACTGCTTCGTCAAGTCCTTGGCCATTTACTTCTTCGTAGGGTCGTCCGTATTGATTCCAGATGCCTCTAAGAATTTCAAAATCTCTAACTTCTATATAGTTCCAATCAGTGCAATTTGCTAGCCAGGTTCCTAATCTAGCACCGTAGACAGCATAGAGCCCGTGTTCCTCATGTGCTCCTACTGTCGACCACATACGCAGTCTATGTATATTGTGCCACCAGATGCGTTCTTTAATTTCTTGAGGAGGAACACGAACTCCGTCGAGCAAAGTCATCTTTACACCTTCGCGAAATCCAGCTCGCCATGCTTGGAATGAACTGCCTGTAATTATACTTTTGCTATATACTCGAGGAAAGTTTCTGTACCCGTCCTCCCAGCAGAAATCTACTTGCCCGCGATCACTGTCTGAGTTTTCATGTGTTCGCATGTTAAGGACAAAATCTTTACGCCAAATTTTTAATCCGCCATTGCCGTAGCGTAATCCGTTAATAGTATTACGTCCGCACCAGCCGTAGACCTGGATCTTAGGATCTGCCATGTCGAGATCCAAATCAAAAAATTTAGGATCAACTATATTATCTGCATCTACAGTAACAAACCATTCTGTTTCACTTAACTCAGCAGCAGCTTTATGTGCGTGATCGCTGCCCTTAACTCCGTGAACACGCTTTGCCCAAGGCACTTTATTACATAAATCAGCGTAGTGCAAATCTGCGTTAGGTTCATCGTAACTTAAGAATACAACATCAAATTCTATAACTCTCATTTGTAATCCATCACATAATTTTTAAATAATCGTCTAGTATATACACTAAAATGATCATATTCAATATCTTTAAATAATTTCGATTTACCCATTAGATCTTTTATCTTAATAGAAATTGTTTCAAAAAGTACGTTAGGGTCATTATAATCAGTTATTAAAAAAACCATTTCAGTATCCCCGTCCCAAACAATTTTACGTTGCTTGACAGCAATTGCCGGTTTTCTAGTGCCGCCTAGCTCTTCAGATAACTCAATCTTTAAAGTTTTGTTTTTTGATTTATAAGTTAGATAGATGTCTGGTTTTTTTTGATTAGAATATTCTTTTAAAATAATTCTATGTAGCACATCATCTATTTTATAAACAGATTTAATTTCAGCTATTTCGAGAGAATTCGAATTGATATCAACTAAGCAAGAACTAATTTTTATTTCTGCCGAAATTATAGATTCAGCCATTTCCTTATCGATTGGAACTTTGTGTTTTTCGTCTATAAATGCATGGGAAGGTCCAACGCTTAGAACTGCACCTGTTTGTGGGTCAAACACCGCAACGTAGTCTACTGAAGTTGGCTTCCAACTAAGATACCATTGATCAAAGTCTATCATTTTTTCCATACAACTTCCTCAAGTATGTTAATCATTTCTGTATTAATTTTATCTTTTTCAACATAATGAACAATGTCGTACTGTTGATAATTTCCCAACTTTAGCTGACTTTTTCTATTGAAATAAAATCCAATATGATCCGACCATACATCGGCAGGCCATGGCCAGTTTTGTATCATAGGTTTCATATGAACTACTCGAGGAAACTCCAAGGGGTAGGCAATTTGGTCTTGAATGTCTAAAATTTTTGCAGCCAGTGCAAACGCTTCATCAGTACCTAAAATTTTAGGTTTGTGTTCTGATAAAAATGTATTGGTAAATTCTACAGGATTTTTTATAATCTGTCTTCCAAGGTCAAAAAATTCGTTGACCATTGTACTATCTTTTTTAAAGAAAGTATAAAAACTATAGAGATTAGGTAAATTGTTTTTTATAAATGTTTTGCGATAATACGGATCATAAACTAGTTCGCCACGATATGTATAACTTTTGTTTGCTACGTACAGATCACAGTTTTCTAAAAAATAATCAATCCAGTGACTGTAATCTCTCAAGAACAACATGTCGACATCAAGACATACTGTAGCATCAAAGGGAGACAGCTGATCCATCCAAGATCTGCCATTCCAGAATGTTTCTTGATTCCATTCAATCACGTGATCGAAAACCCAAGGGCTCTTTAATCGACTTGTTTTTTCTTTGTTATCAATAACTAACGCTACTTGATCATACCCTGGTTTTTGAGTAGTTTTAATGCTGGTGGCTAAAGCATAGGCTAAATCTAAATAGTCAACGGTGTCGTTTTCTGAAACTACTAGTAGGTAACCAAAATTCATATTAGTTCCAATAGTGCATTTTTGTTTCTGATTATACTCTGTTTGTTCATAATATGTATATCTATGCCATCGATGGCAGCAGCACAAAGATTTGAATCTAGTTTAGGACTTACTAATATCGTTAATTTATCACTAACTGAATGCAGAATATCCTTGTCAAGTAGGGTCAACACCGGGGGTAAATCTTCTGTATTATTTTGTTCGAATCCGTTTAGAATATGTTTTGCTATACTAAATGCGATGTCGTTTCTAAATTGTTTGCTATCAAATCGATATGTATCGGCATAATATTGATAATTATCTTTAATATGTTTTACTAACTCAAAAAATATTTTTGTTTTAATATTTTTAGTAAACATTACTGTTGTTGCCCAGTATAGTTTTATTCCCACATCAGAAATATATCTATCATGATATCCTAATCTATTATTATCATAGATATCATTGATTGATTCACCTATCATTAAATCACTGTCAACGTTCCAATATTTGGATAATCTATCTGAAAAAATTAAAAAATCGCTGTCAATTAGTAAAGTTCTGTCATATGGGGTTAGATCCCAAGCTGATGATCTATTAGAATTAATAAAAGGTATAGTACTATTACTAGATCCATCATATAATCGTCTGCTGTTATTTGTCTCTGGTTTTTCTACAATTATAATATGATCGAATATTTTAACGGCCAACTCATATGATTGAGAATTTTTCATCCAGTCAACAGTAAACTTATCTGTAATCAAAGATACTGGAACATTTAGATATTTTTTAGCAAGTCCGCCAGAAATTACAGACATCAGGCCATAGTCAACCGAGTGACTATTATGAGCGTAGATTAATATACCCTGAGTCATTATTCTAATAGCTTTTCAACTGATCTGCTTTTCTTTAATGCTTGGTGTGATTCAAAATATTCATACGTTGTTTCAAAATATCTAGAAAATATTTCATCTCTAAATTTTTCTAAATCGTCGATCAAAATAGGATTTTCATTTACATCTAAAATCACTGCATTAGAAGTTCGACCTTTATTACATAAAATTTCTACAAAAGTTAATAAATTTCTATCTATATAAAATAACCCGCCGTTGTGCCCATAAGTTAATTTAGCTTGAATTTTTTCTTTGAGTATTCGACGCTGGATTGAAAACGTCTGTTGATAGTTGGCAAACTCTAGAGCTTTTTTCAGTTGCTCGTGCATGTTTTCTCCTTGATTATCTGCGCAGTTTATTTAGCGGCTGATAAGTTTAGAGAAAAATTATTATCCCAATGGACCAAGAGTAACTGTGGGCTGCGTTACAGTAAAATTGCCAAAACCTGAAGGAACTAAAACTCCTGTAGCGAAGACCAGTGAAACTGCTATAGAAAAAGTACCATCAACTGAATCGTCGGGCGGAAAATCTGCAGGAGATGATGTTTGAACACCGCCTCCACCGCCGCCTACACCAACGCCGCCGCCGCCAGGAAAGAAACTTGAACCGGGCTGTACTCCAGGATCTACATAATTATCGACGAGTAGCACACGAAATTGACTATTGGCTGCTGCACCACCAGAATTATCTGCAGTATCAGTAACTCTGGCTTGTAAATTATATGAGTTTGACCCGTAAGGACTTGATCCGGATAATGTATAGTACGTTTGAAAAGTATTAGTCAGTCTATACCAATTTTGCCCATTCATAGGACTAGTACCTGTGCCGGGGTTGTTTCCACCAAAACTTTGTGTGCCGGCACTGCTTAAAATGCTAGTCCACTGAGTGTTTTGTGTTGTGCCGCTACCACCAGATCTTGAACTAGCGATGCGAATCTGTCCACCACTGTTAAAAAAGAATCGAGCAGCATTAGCAGAGGGCCATTGTACATCTATAGTGCATGATATACTAGAATTCCAGATGTCTCCGCCACCGGTATAGGTTCTCGATCTAGGGCTACTGGCCGGTACTGCCACCGCTGATTGTCCAGCTCCAATATTAAATCTGTTTGCAATTAATGTGTCAGCTAGTGCATCATACGTAGTTACCGGAGCATCTACCGCACTAAATCTAATAGTATTGCCTTCTGAAACTGTGACTGTGGAAGGAACAGAGCCTGCCTGGTGTACCCAGGCATTGATAATATCAAATCTTAAATTAGCGTACTCGTTAATGGTAACTCGAGTTCCTAGAGCTACTGCAGAACTATTAAGAGGTTGACCATAGCCGAAGTTCCCCGAGCCTGTGCCAAGCACACCGATTACTTTGTTTCTAATATTGTTATATTCGGCTTGTGTGATTATATCGTTTACAGGCATTTTTTATCTTATATAGGTGTGTTTATTTAAACTGTTAGCTGGCTGTAATAACCGAAAGTGAGTATGCAGGACTGATTATAGAAAATGACCCCGAAGGAAAAAGTGTGCCTGCCGCTTTTAACTCTTCTACTGATATAGTCATTGTTCCGTCAACTTGATC